TCCGTGATGCTCTCACATATTCCCGTCAATGCGTCCTCAGCATCATCATGGATGTTCTTGCCTTCTTTTTGGTACGTGGTCAAGCTCTTGTAAAGCTCGGGCCACCTGTTATGCCACCCCTTCGGGAAGTAAATATGTTCCATGCACCATGTTGCGTTGCTCAATATCCTTGCCTGCTTGTTTCGGTGCTGGGTGAACCAACGTACCTTTGTTCCGCTGCCTCCCTTCGCCTTCAGCAATCGCTCCACATTCCTCGCAAAGCCACGGCCGCCGTTGTTGCTCTCAATGTCGGCAACCTTCACACGATTCTTATACAACATATCTGCCACCGCAGGCTCGGTATACTCCATTGCCTTTTGAGTGTAAACCACATCTAGGATATAAGCATCATCGCTGAAAGTAACACCATAACAATAACTAGCCAGGTAATCGCTACCTGTATCGGCAGTATCTGTATAGCTGGCAATTCTTTTGAATAATGGCAGCTCTCCGTCATATGTCTTGAAGCCGCTATATAATCTGCCCTTGATGTCGATAGGCTCTTGCTGGTAGTTCGCACTCCATATGTCGAATCCCATTGCTTTTTTCTTCTCGCTGCAACTCTCCCATGACAGTATTTCATCACATAACATTCTTCCATCGTCCTGCACCGCCTTCATGTTGATATGCACAGCATTGCCGCCATAGTGCTCCAGCACACGTCCTGCTAAATCATCTGTTGCCCACCTTGTCATAACTATGATAATCTTGCCGCCTTCCTCCAAACGGGAAAGCATAGTGTTCGTGTACCACTGCCAGTGTTTTTCCTTTGCTGATGCATTATATGCTTCCTCTGCACTCTTGATAACATCGTCAATGATAAGCAAATTACAGCCGAAGCCTGTTGCTATGCCGTTAGGGGAAGTGGCAAGGTAGTTATTGTATCCACCTTCCAACCCCCAAAGGTTCGCTGCTCCATCACCCGATTTTATTCGTACATCGGGAAATACATCGTTGAACACAGGTATAAATGCATCTGCCTTTTCTTCGTTGATGCTGTCACGCACACCCTTTGCGAATGTCTTGGACAGCACTTCGTTATAGCTGCCCGTCATTACCTTTAAGCTGTTGTCCCTGCCTAGCAGCCATTGTACAAACATCTGCAGTGTTCTGCTCTTTCCATGTCGGGGCGGCAGGTCCATAACAAGCACTTTTTTGTCGCCTGCATAAAACTCTTGCAGTACGTCGCACATCTCCTGCAGGTACTCCCTGCGCTCCTTGTAAAATCTCGGTGCCATCAAGTGGCAGAAATCAAAAAACCGCCTGCGGGCAAGCTCAACACTTGCACCAAAGGCGATTCGCTTCCGGACTTCATCACGCATCTTCAGCACCTTCCATCTTTGCCAATGCTCGCAGCTGTCTGTCGCTCAGTCCTTCGTATGGATTTTTAACCTCGGCGGCCATGCGGATTTCCTGCTGGTCGCTCTGCCCAAGGTAATTTTTACCGAGGAAGATAGCCATTGCTGGGGACTTCTCCGCTAGCTGCCATTGCTTCCTGCGCAGGGAAATTTTGCCGCCTGCTCTTTTTTGTGTGAATATTTCGGAGAAAGATTTCCCGTAGGTATCCTTACACCACCTCGTCAATGTCTTGTCCGTCACCCCGAAAAAATCACAAATCTCGGCTTCCGTTGCCTGCATAAAGCACAGCTTCTCAAATTGTTCTATCGGGATACTTTTCTTCGGCCTTCCTGTTCCCATACTTACCACCTCTTTCCTCAGCATCATATAAACATCCAATCGTTCGGCACATCTGCCATCTGCAGCATCATCTCGTTAGGTGCTGTCAATCTGCAGGGAACGTCACACTTTGCAATATTGGTAAAATATTCCTGCTTCTTCTCCAAAATGTCCTCATCCATCACATGGCCTACAATCTCATACGGCTTGTGGCAGCAGTACATGACTTCTCCACGCTCATTTATGGCTATCTGCGTGCTGTTGGCCACGCATGCAGGGAAACGCCTTCTTACCGCGCCAAATTTGTAATTCAGCACCAATCTTTCGTCCTTGATGTTGGCCAGATAGCTCATAATCAGCTTTCGCTCTTTCTCATTGTCCGGCTGATCGTAGTATTCGCCTGCCGTGCTTTCCACCGGGCGAATGACAATCTTGTCAACGTCCTCACTTTTCCAGAACGTCCAAAACTCCGCTGATTCCATCCAGCTCTTGCCTACACACTGAACAACAAGCTGAGTCTTTGCCCCTGCCTGCTTCAGCTCCCGTCTGTACCTGCGCACATTCTCAACCACGGCTTCGAAGCTGTCTACACCTCTGACCGCCTTATAGCTCTCACTGTCCCATGCATCTACGGAAATCTTTGCGAATACAGGCTCCATGTAGCAATAGCGGTTGAAGTTGGTATTTATGCCATAATTTACGCCGTTGCTCTCCAATGTCTTTACAATCTGCGTAAAATCGGGATTCACTGTAGGCTCACCGCCACCTGTCAAAATCATGCCTTTTACGCCCAGGTCAAGCAGTCTGTACATATACTTTTCAAAGTCCGCTGCTGGCATATAGCGTGGCTCGGTCTGCAATTCCTTCCAACGGCCATACGCACAGTATCCACATCGGTTATTGCAGTAATTTGTCAAGAAAATATCTGCGGTAATAGGCAGCCCTCTCCGCACATTCTCCATGTTGTAAATCAGTTTATTATCACTTATCATGCTTTCTTCCACCTTTCGTTAATGATACATGGCGCACAATTATTCCAGCTAACAGCATGATGTATCCTAGCGTGCTTTGAACTCATTGCACGGACCTTCACTGCAAAGGGAGCAAATATAACGCTGCTGAACGGCTTCGTATAGCCTCCGCTCTCTTTGTATACCTCAGTCATGCCTCCAGCGAGCTTCTGTGTCGGCTCTGGTGTAATCCCACACTTCGTAAATGTGAAAAACAGCTTACCCCTGTTGCTCAATGTTACGTATGTGCTTACATCCTCATTCTGCTTTCCGCAGAACCAAAACCGCCGCTCTACATCACAGATAAAGCTGTTCATTGCTTTTCTTGCAAGGCCTTTTTTGAAAAATCCGCCATTGATTCCGCCAATAAAATCGCCGCCCTGTGCCATAGCAATAGTTGTTGTCTTTGTGCTTTCCATGAATCCGATCATGGATTCTATAACCGCATCAAGGTTCGGAAGTAGCCGTTCCCTCAATCGTCCATCATGCTTATCTTTTTTATACATGAAGCGCTTAATATCATCGTCAAGCTCCATGAAATAGCGGTAGCCTAAACTCTTTGCCACATCAAAACAAGCATTTCTTGCATATACAATCGCTCGCAGATCTCCGTCATTAGTGCCTGTATCAATAATGGCAGCCATTGCCTTTTTATCAAACACCTGCACCCGGTCCACTCCATACTCCCTGCGGTAATCGTCAAGCTGTCTGTCCAGGTCATCACACAATATATACCAATCGCCCGTATATCCCGAACCTTCTAATGCCTTTATTGTTGTTACGCTGCCTGCCCTGCCATTGCTGCAGATAAATATACAGAAATCATTCCTCATTTTCGGTAAGTTCCTGTAATGTCTTTGACAGCTCTACATAGCCTTTTGCTATTGCGTCCTCGTAATCAATAATCACCAGCGCAGAATCCTCCATCAGCTCCTGCACATCCTTCGGCGCTTGGGCGTAGTATTCGGCAATGTACTTGTAATTAAAAACATAGTGCCTTGTCGCTGCCATTTTCAAAAATTCCTTAATATCCTCGGGAACGTCTGAACCTTCTATGCGTTCCACAAGCTCATCATGCTTGCAGTGATCGCAGAGCATTTGCAGTGTTACGTCATCCCCCCTGCACCTCATATTGCGGTATTTTTGTTTCACTGTTGTACATTGGGGGGGCACTTTCTTCCATGTCCAAATCGGGGAAGCCAAAATCAGCCATATCAATATCCACAATCTCGGCCAGCTCCTGCTCCAGCAGTTCCATGTCCCACTCCGACAACTCAGCCAGCTTATTGTCCGCCAATCTGAACGCCTTCACCTGCTCATCGGTCAACCCCGCTGCACGGATGCAGGGAACTTCCTCCAGCTTCAGTTTCTTGGCAGCCTTCAAGCGTGTGTGTCCGGCAATAATCACATTATCTTTGTCTATAACTATTGGATTGATGAAGCCGAACTCTTTTATGCTGTTGAGCAACTTGCCTACTGCCTTATCATTGATTCGCGGATTATGTTCATACGGGACTAAATCCGCTATCTTAATACTCTCAATCTGCACAGTATATACCTCCCTTTGTGCAAATAAAAAAGCAACTTGCAAAATCTGCAAATTGCTTTGATTTTTGGCGGGATACTGCGTCGACAGGGAAAATGTTTGAAAACCTGTATACGCCATAGCATCCCATATTATTATAGCCTACGGCCATTATTAAACGTTGGAGGTGTCGGTAGGATTCGGACCTACGTAGGAAATTGGAGCAGCGGTCCAACCTCCGACAGTTGTCAAACTGCCCTCTTTAGCCACTCGAGCACGAACACCAGGTAAACGGCCACACTTTAAATGTGGCCGTTCTTTTGAAAGGAGACTCAATGCATCAACAACGAACTTGTATCAACCTTCTAAGCTCAATTATAACTATACTACGGCAGAAAACCTTTGTCTAGTACGGACTTTTGCTGTGAAAAATCCATGAACTATAAAACACCCAAGCCGCAGGCAACACCTTCAGCAAAAGCCAATATATCAGACTTCATCACGAAGAAAATTGTTCTGCGTACTCCTACATTTTCCATAACTTCGTCATTGCTCATTCCCTGCTTATAAAGCTGTTCCAGGATTTCCCCTTGCACTCCGCCGTTATAATATTCCTGCACAATCTCAACCATCTTCAGCCAACGCTCGGGACGTCT